CCTGCTGCACATAACCAAGGCTTCATTATCTGTTAAGAAAATCAGGTTTAGGTGGTCTTAAATCTGTAGCAACCAAGCCTTCTGCATATTGATCTTCTACTAAGGCAATAAGTTTATTTTCTACTTCAATCGTAGATGTATAAGCAACAGTTTGCTGTGCATCAGGATCAGGTTCACCGGTAAATTGATTATTGCTAATTATTGGATAACCTAACTCAACACATAAAGGATCATGCCAAGCATCAAAATCTGCTTTAGTTTCCCATTCGTACCAATTCATTATAGACCCCACTTAGTAGTTAAATAACTATTAACGCTATCTACATTTGCATCTGATAATAAACCTGTGTAAATAACTATTTCAGCAATACGACCATTGAAACCACTTGAACCCGCGGTGTCGTATGAACCTACATATAATGCATGCGTAGGGTTAGATGTGCTAACCGCTTGCGTTGAACCGCTACTAGGATTTACATAAGCCGCACCGTTAATTTTATATTTAACTCTAAGACTTGCAGTTGCATTAGTAGTATCGCTATAAATTGTAATTGATTTAGCCGTTGCATCTGGTAATGAACCTTGGTCAAATCCCCACACATTTGTACCAGAGGCTCCTCTGTATACAGCTGATCCTAAAGTGTCGTTTAATCTATAAAAATCAAATCCGATTTCACTACTAGCTACACCAGTATTAAACATAGTGTCATATTCTTGGACTGTATCAAAATAAGCAACTATAAACCATGTGGCTTTGGAAGCATCATGTAAAAACTTCCAGTCAGCAGCTGTTGATGCAACCAATACATCATTACCATCAAAGGTAATTACATTTTTTCCGTTAAGAGTATTAACGCCTGACTGGGGCCTGCGTGCAGAAGTACCTTGAGTTATGTTGTAACCATTACCGCTTTTATCATTCCACTGTGTTACAGCACTCCCTGATAAAGAAATCGTTGAAGTATCACTAGCGTCATAATGTGCTTTAAGTCCAGTAGTTACTGGAAGTGGTGTGGGTACAGAACCCGCGGATAATCCGCCAAATAGTGTATTAAGCAATTCCGCCCACCACATACCAAGTATCAGTACCAGTTTTAATACATACTGCCGATTTGTATTGTGCAACTGTTGGGGCCGCTGCTGTTGCTCCTGCTGATAAAACAGTAGTAGTACCTGATGTCACTGCGCTAATTGTAAGAGTACCAGCACCAATATTTAACACTGTTAATGCTGTGCCAATAGGAAATGCAACAGATGCGTTAGTCGGTATTTTGTAAGCAATAGCAGTTGCCTTATTCATTATCTCTAATACTTGATACTGGTCTGTAAGTACAGCTGTGTAATCTGCTGTTTGTGCAGCATCTACTGTAAAGGTTACTAAACCATTAAAAGTTGTAGCTGTTAGTACATCGCCTGTTACTGCTGGTAATCCTGATGCCATTATATCTCCTTAATAAGATAATACGTTTTGTCCTAAGACACCGTAATCTACGTTGCCTATTATAAACCCATCTATGATCGGTTCGAGCGTTGTAAACACCGTTCTCCAACTATTCGGAGTGATATTCATGCCCACACCGAAAATCTGTAAGGTCTTGTCCAGGGTAGATCCGCCAGGCTGGGTAGTAATAACTGTGATCGGATCAAAGAAGTCTAGGTTTAGGGCTGCAATTATGCCGGTGTTATAGTCTGGGGTGTACAGGTCTAATTCAACGGCATCACATCGAATGCTTGTCTCAGCTCTAGAAGCCACATAAGCCTTAGCATAATCCAAGGCCACAGCATCGGTTTGCATCAATAGGTTATTTAAGAAGTAAGAATGGATAAAGTATTTAGCAATAGAAGCTGCATTGGTCGCTACCTGGGCAGTACCACCAGATCTAGTAACTGTGGCTGAATTAAACACAAGCGTATCATCTAGTTTCCATACGGCATTAGCATATTTAATACCTGTGCCGTCATCTGCAAAGAGTGTGGGTGTACCGCCTATGGATGAGACAGTTACCGATCTGTCTTGAAAAACAAAAGATCCAGAAGCGTTAACATAAACAGCACCATACTCACTATTCGCCACAGTCTGTAATGCAGCTAAAGAAGTCCTAGAAGTTCCGGGATCAGCCTGTAAAGTAGTTAATCCTGCATCTACATCACGCATTGTGTTAGGCCATGAGATTTGATCTAAAATCTGGTTAATTCTTGTGCCCGATAAATTACCGGCAGCAGCACCAGTAACTGTTGAGATCTGGGCGTTTTGGGCAAGTCTATAAGCATCTACAGCTTGAATGGTTGTATAAGCAATCTCTGTTGCATCCTTAGGCTGAGTGTTTACATAAGATGTAATAAAACCTGAAAAGATTGGGTAAGTTACTCCTGAGTAGGTTGCAGTAATTTGCACCTTTTTCATAGGTGTTAGCAATTCATAATAAGGGCTGCCTGGATTCTGTGGGTTAAAATCGCCATTTTGATCTACTATGCGCAGTGTTAATTGACCTGTTTGAAACTCATCTGCAATAGGGTTACGGCCTCTGTTGGTTTGTATTAAATTAACTAGATCAGATACATCCACAATTACAGCTGCTGAATCAGCAAATACGTTAGTGCCATATACAGCCGATCCAATAATAGCGGCTTGTGCAAAACTAGGCCCGGTGCTGAAGTTAATTACCGCATTGATTACTGGTACTGACATTATAAGAATCCAGCAGGTGTGGTTGGTAATCCATTCTTATTGTTAATTATTAAGGATTCGGCTACAGCTCTAGTTAAAGCATCTGTTATGTTTGAAGTGTTTGTAAATCCTAAAGATATGCTCAGATCTATAGCTTCTTTACTTGTACCTAACATGCCCTGGTTAATTGCAACACTAGCAATGCCACCAGCATTACTTATAGAAGAACCAACACTTGCCGGACTACTAGCAATAATTGATCCACCTGATCCTACCTGAGAAGGACTTACGCCAAAGGAAAGTATTAAGTCTTGGGTGGCCTTTGCTAAACTTTTGAATGCATCTGTTGCGACATAAGTGGTATCTACTAAAGTATTGACAGATTGAGATAATTCTAAATAATCATCAACCATAGAAGTGTTGCCATCTAATATTGCTAACTTCTCTGCAAGGCGTAATCTGGTCTCTTCATCGGTAGCCTGGTTAAGTGCAGACATAAGGCCAATACGTTCTATATCGTATTTATCTCTTAACTTTTTTAATTCTACTTCTTTGGCTAATTGAGCATTTAATTGTTTGCGTATTTTTAATTCTTGCTGTTTTGCTATTTCAGAAGCTGCACCTGATCCAAGGCTATAGGTAAAGTTAGATGTAGGGGCATTGGCTAATGCACTTGCATTCTTACCAGCATTATAATATGCGCTGATAACTGGTAAGTTTCTAAGAAGTACATCTAATAGACCACCACTACCTATTTTAATATTACCTAATTTATTGATCTCAACAATAAGTCTTGCAACGCCACCTACTAAATAGGATATGGCTGTAGCGGTGCTGTTTAAGTCTGTTGCAAACTTATCTAATGATTTGTCTTTACCTAAGGTTGTTAAAGCATCTACTAAACCCTTACCAATAATTTCAGTGGCATCAGCTGTAACTACTTTTAGTTTGTCCATCTTGCCTGAATAGGTATCAAGTCTTGCAGCCGCTTGTCCCGAATAAGCCCTGCCAATTTCTTCTAAAGCAACTGACATGTTACCTGCTGCTAATGCAGACTTAGATAAGGTAACTCCTAAACTTTTTAGAGACTTAGTTTGTCCTCTATAGCCAGCAGCTAAAGCACTGCTCACTTCTTCTAGGCTCATGCCTGTTGCCGCACTTGTGTCTAAGGCAACTTGTAATGCTTTCTGGCTTTGAATCAATGATCCATTGGCGGTCAATAAAGTTTGAAATGCTGGTCTCAAATGGTCATCTAATACGCCGGTCATCTTTTGAAGGTTGGCTATGTAGTATTCAACATCTGGTGCTGAGAATTGATAGCCGGTATTCTTTAATTGGATCTCTAATGATTTAGCAGCCTTCTCGTCAGCAGCGAAAGCGGCTACAGCCTTTTTACCGAAATTAACTAATGCAGCAGCACCCAGGGTAACGCCTAAAGTTTTGCCTAGACTTTTAAGGCTCTTTTCAAATGTAATTACATCCTTCTTACCTTTAGCAAGGCCCTTGCCGTTGTACTCAGATAGGATCGAGAAAATTAAATTAGCCATTTACTGCCTTTCTAATCTCGGTGCGCTTAACAAACTTAGCAGCTGTATTGTCTAGTGCTTTTAATATATGAGACATGGCTTTACCTTGCTCTTCGGCAGCCGCTCTGTATATCAATCTTCCTTTTTGCTTGTAACCTTTATTGTTACCAACCATGCCTTGTGGTCTAGCATTAACTAATGGACCTGCGGCTGCAATAAACTGTGCGCCTGCTTTAGGGTTATTAGAATGAGATATGTTTCTATCTGTCTCGCTGACATCTTTACCAATCCATGGTGCGCCACCAGGACCTGACTTACGGCCAGCAGTTTCATAGATAGCACCAGGTGCGCTTATATTAGATACGTAGTTAGATGCAGCCCAGCCTTTTTGATTACGTTTGTTTCTACCGGCACTGTATTTGATACCTTGAATTACTTGCTCCTGATTGTATTTAGGAAAGGTACGATACTTCATAGGGCCAACAATTCCAGCAACTTTAGTCCAGCCAGATAAGACTGTATCATCAGCCGGAGCGTAGCCTCTAGCCTTATCTCTAATGGGAATCATGGCTGCTCTTACTTCAGCTTGCACGTCTTTTAATAGATCTTTATCTACTTCGCCTAAGGCTTTCTTCATCTCTTTAATGCCTGTTACGTTTACTGGCATTTTTGATCTCCTTAGCTCGATCAGCTAATACCTGGACTATTGCCCTAAGCATCTCTGGATCTAAATCTATAAAATACTGCGGCGCAATTCCGGTCTCTACGCTAAGACTTGCAATAGCGTAAATCATGGAATCACGCTGAACTATTTTTTTTCGTCTTCTAATACCTCGACAGTGTCTAGAGAATCGATAAACTCTGTGCCAAAAATTGGCACTGTGATATTAGCTCTACGTAAGCACTCCCAGGCAAGCCAAAATATATGGGTTTGTTGCTCATGCTCACGTAGCATTTTGCTAATACCGTTAGACCACTTTAACTCGAAAGCGTACTCGACACCCGGAGTAATCTTATGTTCAGATACTTCTCCGTTAGCCCTTGTTATCTTTAGCTTTGCCATTATTGCTCCTTATGCTACCGCTACAGTAATTACGCTGTTGCAGGTAAATGTGATCGATTGACTTGATATATCACTTACAGATCCATTTACGTTTTGTAAGTTATTGACCAAAACAGTAGTGGAATATGAAGGATTGCTTGCAGATACTGCTCCAGTTGCTTGCTTGATTACCACAGGTACAGTTGTACCGTAAGCAGCACGCAAAGTAGGAATAACAGTTGTAGCAGCATTATCATTTAGGAAGTCTAAAGTAATGGTGCTTGCTTCTAATCCCTTAGCAAACTTATGTGCGTTATCGCCCATAGCGGTTACTTCTAGTTCATCAAATGACTGATTAACAGTTACAGCTGTTACATACGCTGATAGATCAACGCTGTTAAATGTTACTGATACGCCATTGTTTAAGAAAATTGCCATTGTTACTCCTTGTCTTTCTCTTTAGTAGTTGCAGGTTTTGGTGCTTCTTCGATCTGGCCTATCTTTTTTAAGAAGGCTAAATCTTCAGGTGTTAGGCTCATTTTAACTCCAGCTCGTTAGAATTGATACTGTGATTTCTGACGTCAATAAATCTCCACTTGCCACACTAGCGATAGCTGGAGCGGAGACACTTGATATGTTTAACTGCAACGATGATGCGTTGAGTTTATTAACTACGGCCACTATAAAATCCTCTATGCCTGCTAGGTTGCCTTGATTGTCTAAAGCTGGTACGCAAATCATTATCTTAAAATTAGCAAGCGGTGAGATGCTTGTCTTATCATTGTTTGATGGTACAAGGTAAGGATCGCTAACAGTTACAACAACGCTGTTAGGAATTAAAGTGGCTGGTGGAAAACTAAAGGTATTCCATACACCAGTGTTAGTTAGATCAGTTGCAAGTGTTGATCTAAGTGTAGTAATTGCAGCTGTCATTAGCCGACCATGGTGTTAGGGCTAGAGTAAGGCGCGATGAGACCTCTCACTCTGTTTATAAGCTGGTAGCCCATGGCATAACGGTTAGGGCTCATGCCATCCATACCGTTGCCCCCGTTCTGAGACACTTGACGTGATTGGAAAATATCAACCGCAATAATCATGGCAGCCTGATTAACAGCTGGTGTAACATTATATGCAGCTGTCTTATAGCCAGGTCCAGTTGCAAGACCGTATGGCAAGATTCTATGAAATGGATCGTCTGCATTTACTTTAGCAAATTGAATAATTGAATAGCCGGTTGGATAGTTACTAAATGCGTATGTACTCCAAAATGCTGTACCTATTGATGCCGGTACTGTAGTACCAGGATATGCGCCTGTAAGAGTATGTGTGCCATTATAAATACCAGCACCTGATGCGCTTATTGTTATGCTCTGTCCTGTAACAAATATGCCAGGATTAGCAAGTACGACACTAGCAACGTTATTGCTTATGCTTGCACCGACTACTGGTGCAGTGTTAAACCAAAGATATGAATTAAGTAAGTCCTCAGATGTCTGACAAATACTTTCTAAATCGGCATCAGAGTAGAGCGAGCCAATTCCGAGATTTTGTCTCAGCTGACTTACAGTCACGTAACTAGCGGCCATCTCTACTCCTTTGCTAATAGCTCCCTAGGGCTAGGGCTACTAAACCCTAGGGATTCTTAATGTGTTGCTTTTATTATGCTGTCATGTTGTAGCGTTGTAGGCCACCAGACACAAGTGTCTTAGTTGCCAAGTATCCGTACAGCATCAGTTCAATCTCGCCTGATGTTGGCACGTTAGTTGAAAGTCTTAGTACTGGGCTCTCATAGATTGCAATTGCTGATGGCACAATAATAAATGCTGAATCATCAATAGTTGTTGAAACCATGTTGGCATCAACATATAGATCTAAGCCAAGTACGTTTCCACGGATTGATGTTGGTGATGAAGTACCGCCAGCATTCATTGGGTTTTGTGATGTGAAGATTGGACGATCAGTCGAATCTTTTGCACCGATCAATAGAGACCATTGTGAAGTACCAGCAACATATGCACTTGCTAGTTCACCGGTTGCTGCGTATGCAGCTGGGCCAGCTTGTGCAATAAATGCTTGGATTCCAAGGTAAGTGGTTGCTTGTGATGTTGCTAAAGTGCCCCCTGAAGTAATTTCGGCAATGACGGCAGCATCTGTAGCTTTGTTGTACGCACGTGTCATGTTGTCAAGCATTGCCTGGAAGAATGCAGGGTTTTCGCTTGACCGCTCTAGTAATTCTACAGAGTAGCGTTGTAATCCAGCATACTTCTTAACAGTTGCATTTACGTATGAAGATACGATACCTGTCTCAGATGGTGCGCCACCTTCTGCGGTTTCTGCAACAGTACCTGAAGTTGTAATTTTTGGATGTGAAATAGTCATACCTGAGTTAGGAATAACTTTTGCTCCGCCACATGCCTCAATAGTTGGACGTGATCCGATAAGAGTATCTACAACAGTTGTTGCATAAGATACTGGTGAGAATGCTGGGTTGGTTGAGAATGAATCATCGGCTGCAGTTACTTTTAGAGCCTTTGCATCTTCGCCTCTTACCCATAGACCAGCTTCGTGATCTCCTAATTGTGCCTTAACTGCATATTGCAGATACTTAGCTTGTGAATTGATTGGCGTACGTGGCTCAGCATAGATA